AGTTCTACTTGGTCTACTCTGAAATCTACCATTTCTACGAAGTGGAATGAGATTAAGAGCAATACAAGTTCTACATGGAGTACGCTGAACAGCAGCCTGAGAAGTTCTTGGAGTACCTTGAAAAGCAATGCAAGCAGTAGCTTCCAGAATATTAAGACTACGATTTCCGATAAGATCAACAGTGCGAAAAATGCCGTCAAGGATGGCATTGACCGTATGAAGTCTTTCTTCAATTTCCATTGGAGTTTACCTTCTATCAAACTTCCGCACTTTAGTATCTACGGTAACTTTAGTTTGAACCCACCATCCATCCCTCACTTCTCTGTGTCTTGGTATAAGACCGGAGGTATCTTGGAAGGGGCACAGTTGTTCGGCATGATGGGTAACACCATGCTAGGCGGCGGTGAAGCAGGACGTGAAGCAGTTCTTCCTTTGGAGAATCATACGGAGTGGATGGACACTCTGGCTTACAAGGTGAGAGCAGGGCTTACAGGTGGAAGTCAGGATTCTATTGCTGATGGAGTTCGTGAGGGTATGTATGACGCTACTGCCCGTCAGAATGAACTTCTGAAAGAGCAAAACGAACTGTTACGGCAGATCGCAAGTAAGGATTTCACCGCTGAGATCACTACAGACTCTTTCACAAAAGCTATGAACCGTAAGAATCAGAGGGATGGTAAAACCATCATCCCGGTAACAACGTAAAGGAGGGGTATTATGGCTGACTACAATCCGATACGATCCGTGAACGGTAAGGCTGTCAAGTGCCCTTCCGGTTATAAATATTCACTGAATGATATTTCAGCCAGTGATGCAGGACGAACCGAAGATACGAACATGGATAAGAAACGAATCGGTCAGTGTGTGAAGTTGGAGATGGAATGGCAGAATGTGTCCATTGAGGATGCTGCCGCTATCATTCAGGCATTTGATCCTGAGTATGTGAAGATTTGTTATCTGGATGCCAAACTTGGCAAGTACCGGACAAGCGAATTTTACACAGGTGATAAGCCTGCACAGCTTTACAATTCCCGCAAGGGAATATGGAGCAGCGTTTCATTCAACGCAATAGAAAGGTCAGGTAAGCACTAATGTATAAGGTATCACAGGAGGTCAAGAACCTCTTCAATAAAAACTACATACAGGTTGCTGACATTACCGTAAACGGTGTGAATGAGTCCTTTTCGGTTGCTGAGAATGAGATCGTTCAGGGAAGTTTGAGTATAGACCGCTACAGTGTGTCGAACTCAAAAATTGAGGTGGGTTCTGCGGTAGCTGCGGAACTCACACTCAAATTGAAAAATGATGACGGTAAGTATGACAATACCGTTTTTGAAGGTGCAGAGGTATTTGTGAAAATCGGTATCAAGAAATGGGATGCACACCGATGGGAAAATGCAGTGATCCACTGGATTCCATGTGGCTACTTTACGATTGATGAACCGCCACGGGCATTGTCCACTATCACAATTTCAGCACTTGACAGGATGATCCTGTTCGATAAGACAGTGGACATAAGCAAGCTGTCATTCCCTATGACGGTAGCTGATCTGCTGAATAAGATTTGCACCATTTGTGGTGTGACGTTAGCAACAGACATTACCCGATTGCCGAACAAAGATTACCAGATTACAGCGTACCCGGAAGGACAGGATTTAACCTACCGAACATTGCTACAGTGGTGTGCGGCACTGACCGGAACGTGTGCTTTCATGAACTATGACGGCAATCTGGAATTGAAATGGTATGAGCAGACTGATCTTACAATCAGTCCTTCCGAAAGATACAACAGTGATATGCAGGAGAACGATGTAGCCATTACAGGTATTTACTTCAAGGATGCTGCAAACACAGAGTACATTGCCGGGACGGATGATTATTGCTTGGATTTATCCAGTAACGGTCTGCTACAGGATAATGTGCAGGTGGTACTTGATACCCTGTATGTTTCCTTGAAGGGATTTTCTTACAGACCATACACAGCCACTATTAAGTCTGCACCGTATATCTATCCTATGGACATGATTCATTATGAAGATGCAAAAGGTGAGGTGCATGACACCATCATTACGAATGTGACGTTCGGGATGAATCTCAGTACCAGTGTTGCAGGTAAGGGTGAGACAACCCAGAAGCAAAAATACTCTCAGGGTGGCGGTCTTACCAAACAGCAAGCAACCATTCTGGAAAAGCTGAGAGAAAATCTGGATAAGGCTATGACTGCGAAAGAACAGGCACAGCTTGAATTGAACAGACTTTTGAGCAACAGCTTGGGTCTGAACATCGTAACGATTCCGCAGGATGACGGAACACAGGTTTATTACTTCTGTGACGGTGAGACTCTTGAAAGCAGTAACATCATTTACACCTTCAAGGCAAACGGTTTTGCTTGGACAAAGAGTTGGAATGATGGAAACCCTGTATGGAAATACGGATTCAGTAAAGATGGTAATGCTATCTACAATATGTTGGCAGCTTACAAGATTTCTACTGAATATCTGGATGCAGAGTGTGTTACCGCTGAGAAGTTATCAGCTGAGTATAAGCAAAGTGTCACAACGGAAATGGAAGAAACCGTTGACGAAAAGTTGACAGATTATAGTACAACCGAAGAGACAAAAACTCTGATCGCAAATACAGGTGGAACGATCCGTACTGAGGTTGTTGAGAGTGTCAAGACCGTTACTGATACTACCAATGCAAAGATTGATGATCGACTGGCTCAGGCAAAAGATTATACCGACAGCGTACATCAAGAGATTACGACTGAGTATAGCACCAAACTGGAAGAAACATCGAAGGGCTTTAATATGTCGGTAAACTCTCTGACTGATCGTATTACTGAACAAGGTAACGAGGTGAACAGTTACCGTGAGCAGCTTCAAACCTACTTTGGTTTCAGTGAGGATGGTTTGGAGATTGGTAAGAAGGTCAACGGAGAGAAGCAGCAGTATTCGATTAATATTGGCAATGAGAGGATGGGATTCTTGCAGGACGGTTCTGAGGTTGCTTTCATCCAGTATAACAAGCTGCATATCAATGCCGTAGAAGCAATGGACAGATTGTCCGTGGGTGCTGCGGCTGACGGTGGTTACTTCGATTTTATCTCTACAGAGTATGGAATGGGTGTGAAATGGAGAGCCGTTGAGAAAACCGACAATGCAAGCATTGTAAGCGTTATGAAAATTCCACGAAGGGCAAGCAAGTATGTTCCGGTAGTAGATGAAGATAACATTTTTCAAATGGAAGGGGTGAATGAGGAATGAGTGCAACAAGTAAAGATTTTGTAAATGACATAGGTTGCTATGTGGTTGCAAAAGGTTCTGTAAGCGGTGATACCACGAAGATTTATTTTATCTGGGAAGCAAGTAAAGGTTCGGAAACCGGATCGTATGTATGGTCAGGGTGGAACAACAGTAAGTCTTGTCCGATCAAGGTGAAGATAGACGGTTCTCAGTTAAATTTGTCATGGACTAAAAACAAAACTGACAAAACGAGTACAGGAGTCATGATGGTGACAAAAGCAACTTCTTCCACATTTACTGTGAGCAAGCCATTTTTCACGTTATCTTTTTATGACGGTAAACAAACCTACGAAGATACTTTTTCCATGTATGACATTGAAAATGCACCAACTACGGTTAGTGCTGATGAAATTACGATTGATGGTAGTGCATCTTCAATCGCAGAGTTTAGTAACTACCTTGGCACAAAGTCCGTAGACGGATCACTGAAAGTTACATGGAGTCTTGGAAATCACAGCTATTCAAAGACCGTGAAGAATGTCTATAGCACAAGTTATGTCATACCCGTATCTTGGCTTGATGCAATCAGTGATTCCTCACAGGCATACGGTGGAGGTAAAGTTACTGTCCAGATCAGTTATGGTACGAAAGTCTATACGACAATCTCTGCAATCTTTAATTGCATTGTGTCTGACACCTTCCTACCGACAATCAGCAGTGTCACTCTGGCAGACAAAACAAACACACCAGTCCCCGCTAGTTGGAATAAAGTGTTTGTTCAGAATCAGAGTGGTATCAGAGTATCGGCTATCACCTGTGCTGCCAGTCAGGGTGCTACAGTCAAGCGTATTAAGCTGAGACTGGACACACAGTATACAGAGCAGACCTACAGTGCATCAAGCCTGCCACAGATCAACAGAATCATAAATAGTGGTTCTCTGGAATGTGAGGTAACGATCACGGACAGCCGTGGAAGAACTTGTTCTAAGACAGCAACCGTGAATGTGCTTCCGTATGATATTCCAAAATTCACTCTGATTGAGAGTGACCGATGCAACAAAACGGGTGAGATGGACAATGACGGAACTTATTTTCTCAGTCAGAGTGCCGTGGAGTATTCCTCCTGTACCGGACTTAACAGTATTACAATCACAGCAGAGTACAAGAAAACCGATACCTCAGAATGGTTGAACAAAAAGACTATTAAGCCGGGAAGCAATGTTCTTGGCGGGGAATTGGACACTGAGTTTTCTTATGATGTGAGGTACGTTCTGAAAGATGCTTTCAGTACGGTTACTTACATAGATTATGTTTCTACAGCAATTTATCTGATGCACTTCCTACATGGAGGACGTGGCGTAGCGTTCGGGCAGAAAGCAACGATGGATAATACTCTGGACTGTGCTTTCAAAGCACTGTTCCGTGAGGATGTAACGATTGTGAAGCAAGACGGTACGCAGGTTTCTATGAGAGAGGTATTGGAGAAGTTGGGATTTTAAGGGAGGTGAAGGATAATGGCAACGATTATTAAAGAGATTGAGGTAGATGTGTCTCAGCTTAACCGTTTTGCTGCGATTGTAGCAAAGCAGTACGATAAGCAGTCCCGTTTCTTGAAGGTGACTCTTCTGGATAGTGGTGAGCGTATTAAAGTGGAATCTGCATATACCGCAGTCATCAATGCAAGACGTGAGGATGAAGTAGCAAAAACCTTTGAGGGTACAGTCAATGCAGACGGTACGGTAACTGTTCCGCTGACATACTGGATGTTGCAGCTTGACGGTACTGTAAAGTGTGATATTTCCATCATCACGGCAAACAAGACGGTACTGAGTACCACGCTCTTTGAACTGGAAGTTCAGGAAGCGGCAGCACCGGATGACTCTGAGATTGAGAAGGATGACGATTATGGTATCTTGATTCAGCTTATCGCAGATGTGCAGGCTATCAAGGATGCAGAAGCAAAACGTGTCACTGCTGAGAACGGTAGAGTTTCGGCAGAGAAGAGTCGTGTTTCTGCCGAAAATTCCAGAGTGGATGTTGAAAGCAAACGAGTTACCGCAGAGAAGGGTAGAGTCGATGCAGAGTCTAAGAGGGTGGCTGCTGAGACTGCAAGAGTTCAGGCAGAAACAAAGCGTCAGCAGGACACTTCAAAGGCAATCACAGATTGCAACACTGCTACCGATTCTGCATTGAAAGCGGCAGCTACTATGATGATCGTCAACGATGATACTGGGAAAACCTATCAGGGTGCAATCAAGGTGATTGGTGGTAAGCCCGTATTTGAGTATGACGAAGTTGTTACAGGATAAAGGAGGATAAGACAATGAGCAATCAGTTTGGTTTTCTCTCTGACGATACGTTCGCAGAGAAGATGGACACTATGAACCAGTTCCTTGCTGCGATTGCAACCGGACAGGGTGGCAGCCTGAAACCTACATCTTGGAGTGATGTGCAGGCACTTGTTCGTAAGGGACTGGCAAGCAAGGTATTTGCGGTGGGAGATCAGTTGACCTGTCAGAGAGGTAGCACAACTCTGGTGTGGGATATCATCGGTTTTGACATTGATACCCCGGCAGACAAGCAGTTCACTCACAGCATGACTTTACAGCTTCATGAAGTATTTGACTTCGTACAGTTCAATGCTCCGGCTGCTATGTATTATGCAGAAGAGGAACTTGCCGCAGGTATATATCATGTAACTCCTAAGAACGGTTGGAGTGGAGGTATGGGCAATGGCAAGACTTACCAGTTTACTCTCACGAAAGCAGTTCCGAAGGGTGGTCAGATTGTATGGAACGGTGCTTGGGATCAAGACCCGCTGAAATACGATATTAAGACTTATGCAAGTCCGACAAGCACTACAGTTATTGAGACTGTAAAGCCAACGGAAGGTACAGGCGGTACGGAACTGACAACTCTGAACAGTGGTCAGAGAATGTGCTACGGTTCTAACAATTATAAGGAGTCTGCGGTTCGTGAATGGTTGAATAGTGATAAGGTTGCGGGTTCTGTCTGGACACCTGCTACAAACTATGACAGACCTCCTTCTTGGGTTTCTAATAAGGCAGGTTTCATGAATGGAATGGATGCAGATTTCCTTGCAGTTATCGGTAAGACTACAAAGGTTACTTGCCGTAATAACGTCACTGATGGTGGCGGTTCTGATACCACAAAGGATAAGTTCTTCCTGCTTTCCAGACGTGAGTTATTCATGGGTGATGAAGTAAGCAGTGTTAAGGAAGGTGAACCGTACCCTTACTACTCTAACTATTCTGATTATACTTCCCCGAACACGGGTGCTGATAGTAACCGTGTGAAGTATAAAAACGGTAGTCCGCAGTGGCAGTGGGAGCGTACCCCGGACGCCGGGGACAGTATCAACGTTCGCGGTGTGAACGGTACGGGTGTTCTGGGCAACTACGGTGCGAGCAACGGCGATGGGGTTGCCCTGGCTTGTAACGTAATCTAAGATCAGAAATCCACCCCGTTAGGGGTGGGAAAGGAGTGAGGACAATGTCAGTACCGAAGTCAAAGAGAGGTACTTCAAAGTTGGAAGTAATCACAAAGGCAAATGAGTTGGCTACACATACCATCCATATTTGCAGTAATGAGAGTTGCTTCCCGAAGAGATACCGTTGGTGCATCACCGCAAAGATCGTGGATGCTGCGGTAGAAATCAGCCGACTTATCAATATGGCAAATTCAGTGTATGTGAATCCTGAGTCTGAACATTGGAAAGCCGACTGGGAATTACGGAGAGGATATCAAGTTCAGGCTTTGGCACAGACATATTCCTTGCTAACCATGATGGATATTGCTTACCGTACTTTCGGAATCGAAGGTTCTAAGATGGACTACTGGACAGGACTTGTAATCAATGTCCAGAATCTTCTTCGGAACTGGAAGAGGTCTGATGAAAATAGATACAAGTAAATGATATAGGGTTGACGATTGTAAGATATGTGTTTACCCCGAACGCCGGGAACAGTAACAACGTTCGCAATGTGAACAATACGGGTAATCTGAACAACAACAATGCGAACAACAGCAATGGGGTTGCCCCGGATTGTGAGAAACGCTAGTAATAAAGTAGGCATAGGCTGAAATCAATGCACTCACACAAGGAATCGTCATCCTGACCTGAATATAGTAGGGCGAAAACAGAGTGCTGATGTGATTGCCGTCCTTACGGCAGTATCACTATAAACGGCAACCAATGATTTACGGGAGAAATATACATGATGGAATCCGAAGTGAGAGATGAAGTCTGTGACTTTGATAATCTGTACCGGGCTATGCAGCATTGCAAGAACAACGTCATGTGGAAAGATAGTGTAGCCGGGTATGTAAAGAATGGTTTGGTTAATGTTCATAAGCTAAAGGAGAGCGTGGAGAATGGTACATACAAGTTAGATGATTATACACAGTTCAAAGTGTATGAGCCAAAAGAAAGAGACATTGTAAGTACAAGAATCAAGGACAGAGTATTTCAGAGAAGTCTATGTGATAACTACTTTTACGATACCATGACAAAATCTTTTATCTATGATAACTGTGCTTGTCAGGACGGGAGAGGAACAGAGTTCGCAAGGAAAAGGCTGATCTGCCACCTACAGAAATATTACCGGAAACAAGGTACGGAAGGGTGGGTACTCAAAGCAGACTTGAAGAATTTCTTCGGTAGCACCTCTCATGAACTGGCTTACTCAGCAGTAACAAAGAGGGTCAATGATGAATGGGTGAACGGAGAAATCAAGCGAATCATTGACAGCTTCAATCAAGGTGATGATCCAGAGGTAGGCATGGGTCTTGGTTCAGAAACGACACAGCTTATACAGTTAGCAGTCTTAGATGACTTCGACCATTTTATAAAAGAGCAACTTCATATTAAGCACTACGTCCGGTACAACGATGATTTCATTATCATCCATGAGGATAAGGCTTATTTACAGGAGTGTTTGATAAAGATTGACGCTTGGATATCTTCAAGAGGTTTGAAACTGAGTCCGAAGAAAACACAGCTTTTCAAGGTGACTCAGGGTATCAAGTTTCTGGGTTTCCGCTTCCGGTTGACAAAGACTGGAAAGGTAGTCATGACACTACTGCCTGAGAAGCTATCACACGAACGGCGAAAGCTGCGGAAGTTGGTAGAGCGGGCAAAGCAAGGGTACATGACGAAGGAAGAGGTTGACAGGTGTTATGAAAGTTGGAAAGCCCATGTAGGTAATGAGAGTAGCAAGAAAAGGAAATCTCCGGGTAGGAGGGCAAGGAGAAATTGCCACAACCTTATTATCTGTATGGATCAATATTATAAGAATTTATGGAGGGAAAGCAAATGTTTGGATTTATCAGTGCAAGAGAACAGCTTGTGAAGGAGCGTCAGAAGAACGCTGCTATGCAGGCACAGATCGCAAAGGCAAACAGTGACATTGAATATCTGGCTATGATGACAGATATTGAAATGGAGCAGGAAGAGGACGAACAGGAGGTACAGGATCATGGCGAAGAAGAGTAAGTTTGAGATGGTGAAGAATTTCTATGACAACGGACTCTGGAAGGAGAAGAGAGTCAGGGACGCAGTAGTAAAGGGATGGATCAGCCCGGAGAATTTCAAAGAGATTACCGGGGAGGACTATGATGAACAGGAGGACTAAAGAGATGATGAAGGATGGAATTTGTACAGCTATCGGAGTGGTTGGAAGCGTGATTGCTTCTCTGTTTGGCGGTTGGGATGCCGCACTGGTAACACTGGTAATTTTCATGGCTATTGATTATGTGACAGGTCTGCTTGTGGCAGGTGTGTTCCATAATTCCGGTAAAACGGAAAACGGTGCTTTGGAGTCAAGAGCAGGATGGAAGGGGCTGTGCCGTAAGTGCATTACTCTTCTGATGGTTCTGGTAGCCACACGCCTTGATCTTGTGACCGGGACGAATTTTATCAGAGATGCAGTGGTGATTGCTTTTATTGCGAATGAGACTATTTCTATTGTGGAAAATGCAGGTCTTATGGGGATTAACATTCCCCCGGCAATTACATCTGCGATTGAGGTACTTAAAAAGAAATCTGACTCTGTGGATAACACAGATCAGTAAGCACAGGGGAGAGCCATTCTCCCCCTCTTCACAAAGGAGTGATACATTATGACGAATCAGGAATTTATTGAACAGGTTGCGAAGTTCGTACAGAAGTATGCAGTACAATACGGGATCAAAGTACATAGCCCGATCATTGCACAGGCAATTCTTGAATCTGGTTGGGGCAATTCCAAACTTGCTGCCAGATATCATAACTATTTTGGTTTGAAGTGTGGTACAAAGTGGACAGGCAAGAGTGTTAATATGACTACTCAGGAAGAGTACACCGTAGGTACGTTGACTACGATCAAAGACAATTTCCGTGTCTATGATTCTATGGAGGAAGGTATCAAGGGTTACTTTGAGTTCATTCAGCTTGCCAGATATCAGAACCTTAAAGGGATCACTAATCCAAAGAAATATCTGGAAACCATCAAGGCTGACGGATATGCCACAAGTTCTACCTATGTGACAAACAACATGAAACTTATTGAACAGTACAATCTTACGAAGTATGATAAGGGGGTAACAGAAATGAGTAAAGCAGAATCAGCTATCAAATGGATGGAAGATACGGCGAAAGACGATAGACACGGTTATTGTCAGACACACCGTTGGGGCGAAGATGGTGACTACGATTGTTCTTCCGCTGTATATACTGCATGGGAACACGCAGGGATTCCGGTAAAAACATACTCTTTTGAAAAGTACGGATGTGCTTATACGGGAGTAATGCTTGCCGTATTTAAACACTTCGGTTTTGAAGATGTTACCAATAAGGTAAATCTGGCTACAGGTGCAGGACTGAAACGAAGTGATATTTTGCTGAATGACAAACACCATGTCGCAATGTATTGCGGTAATGGTATGGAAGTAGAAGCGTCTATCAATGAAAAAGGTACGGCTACAGGTGGAACACCGGGAGATCAGACCGGAAAAGAGTTTCTTATCAGGGCTTACCGTAATTATCCGTGGAATCATGTTCTGAGATATCCAGATGGCGGTAGCACTTCTGTTACTAAGAAATCTGTAGATGAAGTGGCGAAGGAAGTTCTTGCAGGTGCATGGGGCAATGGTGATGCCAGAAAGAACGCTCTTACTGCCGCAGGATATAACTATTCTGAGGTGCAGGCTGCGGTAAACAGACTTGTAGGCGGTAAAACTACCACACCTACGAAGTCCATTACCGAAGTAGCAAAAGAGGTGCTTGCAGGTAAGTGGGGTAACGGTGATAACCGTAAGAAGAAACTGGAAGCTGCCGGGTACAATTACTCTCAGGTTCAGGCGAAAGTCAATGAACTGGCAAAGGGCAGCACTTCCAGTAAGAAATCTGTGACTCAGATTGCGAAGGAAGTTATCGCAGGTAAGTGGGGTAACGGTACAGACCGTAAGAACAAGTTGACTGCCGCAGGATATGATTATACTGCTGTGCAGAGAGAGGTCAACAGACTTCTGTAATCACACGGTTTTCTTTCCACGTTTCTGAGGGTGTACGGTGACTGTAAAGGTATGAATCATAAGGCTTCCTAAAATCATTGGATTTGCACTCAATGGTGGCGGCAGAAAAGCCGAATATCGGTACAAATACAAGTCCGATGAGTGAACGCGCAATCATTTCTGCTACTCCTGCAAACATCGCAAAGCCGGAAAAACCCATGCCCTGTATGGTGAAACGGACTGTGTTTACCAGAACGAGCGGGATGTAGAAAAATGCATTTATCAGCAGAAACTGATGAGCCTGTACGACAACCTCTGTTTCACTTGGTGATACAAACAGGTAAATCAGATAGTTGGCTATAAACGGCAGTGCCACAAAAATCAAAACCGAATAGATCGATCCTATCACTGAGGCTGAAATAAGCCCCTTCTTTACACGTTCAAATTTGGTTGCACCGACATTTTGTCCACTGTAGGTGGCCATTGTGGAGCCGAGTGCGTCAAATGGACACACCATAAACATTGAAATACGGCTTGCAGCGGTCATTGAGGCAACTGCGATGGAGCCTAAGCCGTTTACGGCAGTCTGCAGTATGACGCCGCCTATAGCGGTTATCGAATACTGAAAGCCCATAGGAAGTCCCATGACCATCAGATTTCTGACATATGAAGAGTCAAGCTCCAAATCATTTCTGCTTACATGCAGCAGAGGTACATTTTTTGCTATGTAAATGATGCACAGCACTCCTGATACACCCTGTGACAGTACGGTTGCAAAAGCCGCTCCAAACACGCCCATGTTAAATACCAGAATGAAAAGTAAATCAAGACCGATATTTAGAACAGCCGCGATTATAAGGAAAATAACAGGTATGACCGAGTTGCCGAGAGATCTCAGATATCCTGACAGCAGATTGTACAGTATTGTGGCAGGAATGCCTGCAAATATGACAATCAGATACTGGTAGGCGAGGTCGTAAATGTCGCCTGGCGTATTCATCCAGGTCAGAATGTGACCGCAGAGAAGCACAGTGAGTGCCGTCATGATTATTGCGATAATTACAGACACAATTCCTGCATTTCCTACATATTTTTTAAGTCCTTTTTCATCCTTGGCACCAAAGCGCTGGGCTATTGGAAGCGAAAAGCCGGCACACACACCCTGGCAGAAGCCGATGATGAGAAAGCAGATGCTTCCGGTAGAGCCGACTGCGGCTAAGGCCGAAACACTTAGAAAACGACCGACGATTATTGTATCCATAAGGCTGTAAACCTGCTGGAAAAGCATTCCGAGAAGCAACGGAAGGGAAAAGCCCAGAATGAGCCCGGTAGGAGAACCTACAGTGAGATCCTTTGAATTATTTTTAGTCAT